GCTGCAGGACTTCAGCAGTTTGCTGAGCCTGAGCGAGGAGAGCGTCCTCGACTACACAGGAGTAGCGATTAAGAAGAGCCGGGGCCTCCAGACCGAAGTGCTGGAGAACTTCAAGACTTTCGTCGCTGACGCTTGCGAGATACTCGTCGCTCGCGGGTGCGGTCTGCTCGCTGCTGTAGCTCGGTGCCTGTGTCGGGGCCTGGGAGTACGCCGGCGTTGCTTGGGGAATTGAGGTCTGCAGCCCCGATACGGAAGGAGCCGCTTGGTACTGAGCCGGAGCCGAACCCTGCCATGCCTGCTGCTGCTGCGGGGCTGCCTGTGGGGTCGGCGTTGAGTAGGCTGCCTGCGGTTGGGAGTTCCGCGTCGCGCTCAAGCTGTCGCTGAGACGCTCGAACGCCTGCTGCCATGGGTTGGCCTGGGGTGCCGCCGGTGCCTGCTGGTAAGGCGTCGGGTCCACCTGCTGCGGCACCGAAGCTGTCTGGTACGAAGCTGGGGCGCTCTGGGCCGGCGCTGATTGGTAAACCTGCGTCGGCGCGGGCGCGCTCGATGGGATCGAGGCCTGCGGGATCGCCGCCGCCTGTGACATCGTTGTACTGTCCTGCATAAGTCAGCTCACGCTTAAGGAAATCAAGCGCGCGATAAATGTACGGAGTGAGATCCAGTTTTGGATCCGCGAGCATCGGTAAGTCGGGTGCTTGCGGATGCGGGATCTGACGCATGTTTTCGACGAGCGTCAGGAATGTCCCAATACTTTGCTGGGTGGCTTGGGCCATTCGGAATGGATAGCCACTGAGCATTGCGCTTCTTTCTTCATCAGTCTTATCTGGGAAGAGGTAACGCAGAGCTTCGATCGAATTAACGCCGAGCTCTTGGAGGTTACGAACGACAATACTTGAATTAAGTATATCCTCTGTACCATCCTCGAAGACGGGACCTTTCCATCTCCACTCAACTCTTCTGTCTCCATCGGGTATAAGTCCGACAGTTCCAGGTGGAAGCTGTCGACTTTGCACTGCTTGGCCGATCTCTTGAGAAAGAGTTCCCTCGTACTCTTTCATGATCTGATCAAATTCAGCTGCTGCTGCTCCGTAATCCGCAGAAACTGGGAAGTCTTCCCGCATTGGAGCCATAGGCCTATCCAGGCCAATTGCAGCTGCAAATGATTCTTTGAAGATCTTTTCTTCGTTGTAAATAATCAGTGCAAATAATTTGCACAGGCCATAGGTCAACAATCCTCTGCAACGTCTTGATGCAGTCGTTGCAGCTCTCCCGTACAAGCTCTTGATCTCGTAGGCGGTAGCGCCTGCGGTGATGCCCAGCTCGTCAACGCCGCCAAGTGCCGTGCGGATCTCTTCTCGATACTGCCTCGCGTACAGGTTTTGGTCGCCGGAGACTGCGTCAGGCGTGATGTACGCAGCACGGTCAGTTGCCTCGATATTGGCGATGATTCGCGGCACTTTGAATCCGCCGCTGCCCGAGCCTCCTAGCGGTGAACTGACACGAGTCGACGGACGATTCGCCGCATAGAAACCAGCTTGAGAGCTGATCGTGGGGCGCATGCTGTCGCCGTCATCACCGGTTTCGACCAGGTCGTGCTTCGGTCGACTGGACAGCAGAGTCGGGTTGCCGAAAAAGTGAATATTGGTGCGGATGTTTTTGACCAGATCGTCATGGGTCACGATCTGCTCTGCCAGCCAGTTGAACTCGCCGGTTGCGTCCATACCGGTGGAACGCATGTTGTTGAAGCACTCAACAGCAGGGATGAACCCCAGACTGTTCGTCAGCGTTCTGGTCTTGTTGACTGCGAACGCCATCGTTGGCGCGCTCTGGTCGAACGATGGCTTTTCGCTGGTGATCGTTTCCTTGATCTCGTCCTTGCGCACACGCAGCTTGACGTAACGCAGTGAGCCTTCGCCCTCGCTTGGCCCAACTGGTGCGGCAGAGTTCTGCCTGACAGAGAAAGAGTAGATCAGCTCAATCTCTTCCAGTTCTCCGATTGAGTCATAGAACGCGCGATAGTTATCTGCGCTGAACCACATGATCCGGTATGTATCCCGGACAGGCCTGAAGTAAAAGAGCCCTTTCCCGTCAATCAGAAAATCATCAACGATTCCCTCAAGACGGGTGTCAATTTCGTTCTCCTCAATGACTTGAGTGAGGAATTGTTTTCGGAATCCGAATGTATCCTGCCCTGGATAAAACTCCAATCCCTGGCGCAACATGAACAATTTCATCTGCGACAGATGACTGTTCACGATCATCGTGTCGGTATTTGCACCGCCATCTCGCTTGCGAGCTGCTTCGAGAATGCGACGGAAACGGTCTTGAGTTGACTGGCTCATAATTCTATTTTAGTTCCACTCAATCTGAGGACTTCCACGACGCATAAGGCCTTGTACCACGATATTCAATGAGTCGGCACAGTCATCGTGAGGCGAGTGTCCGAAGTTGACGATCTCATCGACCATGCAACTAAAATCACGGTATTTATTGAAAATAATTTTCTTGTGCTCAAAGAGCCCCATAATTCCTCTCAACCTAGCCAGCTTGTCGCCACGGAAACCCTTTACAGGGCTAATGGAGAGGTTGTAGAGCTGCCATTCATTGAAGAGGATCCGCTTCATGTCGCCCTCAAAGCTTTTCTGATAGGCGACGACTTCTGGCCAAATGACGACCGGTGACATCGACTTGAAGTAATGCCCCTCGTCATTGACCTCAAGCAGGTTCCATTCGACCAGTAACTCGCAAAGCGCCTCGATCTTGTCGATGTTTCCCATCGAGCGCATGCGCCGGTAGTCGATGACATAAACCTTGTCGTCAACCCGCCCAGCCAGGGTGAAAACGGTCCAGTCATTGCGCTCTGTCATTCCAGCTGACAGATCAATGCCCACTCCGACCGTGTCATACACATCTGGCACCTCACCTTTGACAAACAGCTCTGGCGAGATGCCCAACTCTTTTGACCTGACTGGTTGGTTCAGGTACTGGTAGCTGAATGCCACGCGATCATCTGCCTGGAGTTTCAGCAGGTATTTCGCTGACCACATGTCAGGCCAATAAGACTTGGGCCTGCCGTCATCGTCGTAGTGCAGCGCTGACTGAGTAATGCACTTCCAACCCTTCTTCTCGGTGAAGATCGTTGCGAACAGATCGTCGAAGTGAAACCGAGTTCCCAGCGCAATGGCGCGAGCTCCCTGGAACATGGTTGGCACGATGACGTTCGTCCAGTTCGTCTCCATCTCCCGGCGGATATCCGGGTTGGCAATGCTTGCTGCACTCTTGATGGCGTCATCCACCACGATCAAACTGGATCGCTTCGAGGTGATCGTTCCTTTCAGGCCAGCGCAGGCCACGGTGAATGCGTCCTCGCCTCGGACATCGACTTCAGCAAAGTCCCAGTCAATGCTCCACAGTTCGTCCGAGGTACGCATCTTGGAAAGGCGCACACAGGGAAAAATCTCCTGATACTCCTTGGAGCAGATCAGGTTCTTGATCGCTGCGCTTTTGTTCCGAGCGACGTCGACGTTGTATGAAACATAGAGAATCCGAAGCAGCTTCTTTTCGAGAGCATGCCTACCAATCAGCCAGCCAAGCAGTAATCCCAGTACGGTGGATTTGGCTGAGCCTCGCGGACTGAGCAGGCAAGTGTTTGGCCCAGCAATATCCAGCAGATGGTCATTGCTTTGACCAGTCAGAAAGACCTTGTGCCACTCGCGCATATGACGGGCTGGCTTCTTGCCCATCAGCTCACAGAAGTAGCCGAAGTTCTTTCGCGCCTTGGTGACATATTCAGGCAGCTCGACTTCTACCTGTTTCTTGACAATGGCCTTTGCTGCGTTCTTGGCAGACCGCAACTTTGCCTGAGAGATCGAGCTTCCTGCCATATCGCGAATCTATCCAGTTTTAATAGGCAGCCCCCTAGGGATCAGCCGTTTTTAGTTGTCAGAAATTTTCTCCCTTAAATCCTTAGCTTGCGTCAGCTATTGCTTGCGCGATTGCGGCGAGCTCTTGTTGGGACATCGCAGGTTGATCTTCTTCGTAATAGTCCTGCTGGCGGCCAGACATTGAAGGGACCCCTAGAGCATTTAAGTTGCTTGCGATAAATGGAGCCAGAACACCACCTGCGAAACCTGCGCCAGCACCTGAAGCGAGGACTGCGGTGAGTGCTGGCGCTGCTTGACGAAGCCTGTCAATCTCTGGATTATTAGCAAGCGCTCTGCGAATCATTACCCGATTGCGATCGGGAACGGTCGCGCGGATTACTTCTGGAGCGACACGTCCAATCCTTCTTGAAGCAACCGCTCCAGCACCACCGCCAAGTGCGGCCATGATTGATTCAAGGATTAACCGGCCATCGCCTTTTTCGTACTGGTTCTCTTCCAATGTGTTTCCGTAGGCCGATAAACCTGCCTGGGCAAGCATGGTGGCCGGGATATTGACTCGCGGATCTGCGAGCATCTGTTTGATTGGCTTGTTGATTGAGGCCATTACTTCTCTTCGCAAAGGTCCGCCCAGATGGATTCGAATGCCAACTCAAGTGCAGGCATAACTTCCTCTGATGATTTGAAGATCATGCGCAAGTCACGCATCACCTTGTCAGCGCCAGACATCACCAGCCCCCTGCGATCAAGGCTTTTGGTCAGCTTGTCGACATCCATGACATGACCACGCAGCTCTTTCGACAGGTGAGCAATACGAGTCGCCGCTGCATCAGCTTTGATCAGATCCGCCTGGACTTGCTGCCGTAGATAGTCGATATCTCCTTCGAGCTTGACGATCTCAGCGAGCATGATTTCTCGCCGATTCAATTTCGGGAAGGTGCTCTGAATCCATTTCTCCAGCGCCGGGAATGTGCCCTGGTAGCCGAGGACGCAGGCATAAAGCCAGACCTCGTAGACCGAGTAGGTGTTTTCGGCGTAGGCCAAAAAGCCCTCGCGATGAGCGTTGTCGAGCGCAGCTAGGAAATCCTGAATCTGGCCCTCAGCGGGTTTTGCCATTAGCCGAAGAAGCGAGCGCCGAGCGAGCGGATTGCTCCACGGGCGTCAGCTCGCATGCCACGCTCTTCTTGGTAACGCTTGCCAATGTTGAGCCTTTCTTGCTGGCCAGCCGTGACGATTCCCTTGCGATCCTCGGAGCCCTTCGTCCTCAGGCTCATGCGATCCTGAGCACCCTGTGCACCAATGTTGAGGCGATCCTGAGCACCCTGTGCGCCAATATTCTCGCGCTGCTGTGCACCAGTTTCTCTAATTCCAAGGATCTGCTGCTGTCCCTGAGCATTGATGAGGTCTTTCGCGATCCGGCCCTCGACGCCCATGAGCTGGGCCTGGTTAGCTGTTCTGGTTCCTTCCAGCTGCGTCTGGAGGTCCCCCAGATGGCTGGCCATTGCCTGGTTGTACAACAGCTCCGAACCCATGTTCGCACGGGTCGTGTAGTTGTCGATCATCGACCCCGCGACGAGTCCACCAATCGCTTCGTTGTCTTTCCACTTGTCAACGGCCTGACTAAGACCGCTCATCCCTGAGGTGTACAAGTCACCCGCAAGGGTGGCCGGTGTCCATGCTGCGCTACTCATAGTTCTAACTGAAGAGAATTGCTGCTCCGAGCGCAAGGCTCCTGGCTAGGTCCATGACCTGGCCTCTGCCATATAGATCCAGCCCTTTACCCTGAAGGGACCGCGCTGCTGCATCATCTTTGGCACGATTGTCAATCAGCTTGTTGTAAGTATCGCTGTCTTGTATGCGCCTGGCTTGCGATTCCTTCAGGAAAGGGTCTGACAGTCTCAGTGAATTGACGACGTATTCACTTTCAGCTCGTGAGCGAGCGTCACTGCGAACGTCTTGCCTTTGGCTAAAATCTTCTACTCCAGTCCGCTGGAGGCTTGTGTTTAACTGCTCGATCAGAGGGAGTGTCTTTTCGGCGCCCTCGATCTCAATGTCCTGATTTATTCTCCGCTGCTCAGGCGTGGTCTGAGACCTTGATCTGGCATCGTCAGCCATTTCCTGGATCTGTGCCATCGACTGATTGAAGCGCTCTTTCTGCTCCTTTTCGTCTTTGCCAGCCAGGACGTAATTACTAAAAAACTCAGAAAAATCGTTCATTTTTTCTCCCCTAAGAACTGCTTGTAAATGTCCTGGAAAAATGTGTTCAGCGCTGTCGCACTTGCAGTGTTTGGAGCGACTGTGGCTGACTCAAGTTTAGCTGGTTGCTGCACCTGAACCTGGTTCGCTGGCAGGCTTACTTGCCCTGAGCTGCTTGGCCCTCTACCGGCGTTAAGGCTCTTGTGGGCTTCCTTATACATGAGATCAGGAACCAGCAACGATTGACTGTCCTGCCTGGATTTATTGCCAATCTGGAAGTTCTGGTTAGCAATCAACTCGGCCCGAGGATCTCGGCCCTTGGAACCAAGGTCAGGGAGCTTCATTCCGCCGCCAGCCAGCAGGCTCAGCAGTGCTGCCGTCTTGTTTGTCTTCTTGTTTGCCTCCCTGTTTTTATCGTCGCGCTCTGTGTAATAGTCCAGAAGCATTTGATCGCGAGTTGTAGCACCCATCTCATTCAAAGCCTGCTTGGCCATTGATGATCTCATCGCAAAATCTGCCATTAAAGCTTGCTGCATTGCGTTTGTTGCAGCAGTGCTTTTGACATTGCGGAAATCCACATTGTCCATGAAGTCCATGGTTCCGCTGTTGTCTGGCCTTATGGCAGATCGGTAAATATTGAATGCCATCAGTACAGAGTCTGTTGATTCATCAGAAGCTGGTTGGCGAAGTTCTGCTGGCCAAGTAGTGTTGCAGCATCCAGAGTGTTGCCGAAGTTGTAATCGCGCTGATTAATCATGTTCTGGCGCGCCATGTTAATGGCACGGGCATCAGCCATCTCTGCAAACTTCTCCTGCAACGGAAGCACCTGACTCAACCGTTCCATCGCTAATTGTGTTTTCAATCTCTCGTTTTTGGCGTAATCCTTTCTTTGCTTATCCCCTTCAGTGCCAGTAATCGCGTTATAAATACCTTCACCGATGTTTGCGCCTGCCTGTCCAGCGCCACTCTGCACGCCCAGCATGGATGCGACTAGAGGAAGAGCGACTGTGCCAACGCCGGGAGCGATAACAGTGCCAAGGGCTGCCAAGCCGCCAGTAGTCGCAAGGTCAGCGAGGAAGCGCCCGGTCGCTTGCGAAGTGTCGGTGCCTAATCCTTCTCCATCGAATTCACCCGCCGCGCCCAATGCAGATGCCAGCAGAGCCGCGCCCGCTAGAGGCACCTTGTTTCTTCCAGCAAAGGCAGCTGCCCTATTCATAAAGCCTGGGCTTCCTGCCTTGCCAGACATGAAGGCTTTACCCATCTGCTTTCGGTCGTAGCCACCTATCGAGGCCATTAATGATTCGAGCATGCCCGGATCATCGGCAGCGGCCTTCCTGGTGAAGGTATTGCTAGGGAGGGGTCCGCGAACGCGCCTGGGAACGCTTTGCATGTTTTTCCTGACTACAACAAAACCTTTGAATTTATTCTAAGAGTTCAAATATTCAAAAACCTAAGCCACTAATAATTCCGCCAACAGCTGGCCCAACGCCCGGAATAAAGGACGCAGCGGTTCCCAGGACTTTGCTGAATATGCCGCCGCTGCCCGACTTTTTGGGTTGACTCCTCTTTGCCATTTTCTCGTACATTTCTGCTCTTTCTTTTGCGGCTTTGCGCCCAGCGATTGCTCCTAGTGCGCCTGTAGCAGCTCCAATTTCGGCGGCTTGCTGCGCTCCCATTGACCCAAGAATGGAGTCTCTGGCGCTTGTGCTCATCGAAAAGTCATTGCTGCCAAAATCCATTGGCTTTCCAATAGTGGCTCTATAGTTTCGAGCCGCGCCAAACATATCCTCAGTTGGCGACGTAAAAGAACTCTCCTGGAAAAAGGTTCCTCCGTTACGCTCTTTTTTATCAAGGCCGCTAGAGGCGTAGAAGTAATCAAGCGGATCCATTCTGAATGGCATTTATCTAATTAAAGAATGTGAATGAGCCTGGTTCAAAGAAGCCGGTGTAGTTGCTCGTATCAAGTCCCTTAGGTGCTTTGGCAAAATCGCCGTAACCGTCACTCCCACTTCCGCCTCCGCTCCTTAAGATGCTTCTTCCGATGCCGCCCAAGAGGTCAAGACCTAGGCCCAAGAAATCTGGTCCTGATTTCTCTTGACCACCCTGGCGAGCCTTCAGCCCTGCCTCTTCCATCTCTATATTTGCTCGCGCATTTTCGAGATAAGTTCTGCCCCGTAAATAGGCTTCGCCCAGCCTTGAATCACCTCCGTAATTAGCAGCCGAAAGCCCACCAAGCAGGTTTTGTCCTTGTGTCGTTCCGAATGACATTTCTTACGGCTCTTCTTCAGTTGCTGGAGCGCGCCCCTTCAGAGCCCGTCTTAGCGATTCTAAAACGTATCCAGACAGCGCAGCTCCACCTGTATAAGCGCTGGTGTTGGCAATGATTGATTTGGCAACAGTGTTTTCATTGTTATCAATCATGTCCCGCAAAAGCTTTTTCTCCTTTGCCAGTTCTGCATCTGAGATGACTGAGTCGGGGTTATTTCTGCGGTCTTCTTCCATTGCCTTGATCGTTTGGCTCTGATTTAATTCATCCTTGTAGCTGCCAGAGCCTTGCTCTTTGTTTAATCTTTTCGACGCGACCTTGGTCATGCCACGCTTCACTCCACGCCGAGCGCCAACAACGGCTGCGGCCATCGGCAGGAGACCGGTCGCCAAGGGGATGCTCTTACCCATGAATGTGACCTCTGGTCCTTGAGGCCCCTCGATCGTTGCCTTCAGTGGTGACATGCCGGAGAACAGGTAATTCTTGTAGGCGTTGTACTCCTGTCGGCTCACATCAGGCCGTTCCTTTCGGAACTCGTCGTAAGGGAGCAATGCTCCAGATCGTCCCAGGAAGTACCGACTTGCCAGTTCCCCTGCTGGATTCGAGGTTTGCGTTGGATCGTCTTCGCTTGGCAGCACTGCTTTATATCCAGGCTGTCGCATGAAGTTTCCGACGCCCATCGATGCTGCAATCCAGGCAGGTGCCGCTGCTGCCATGCGCAGGTTTCTATTCCTGATGACCGGCGCCTGCCCCCTGAATTTGGCCTGGCCCAGTCCCACTGGTGCTTCTTCCTGCTGCCTTTTCGTTGCCTCGTTGATCCCCTGGAACATTGCCACCTGGGCAATGGCTTGAGGCGCGTTCAGGAACCACCAGATATTGCGCATGCCGTCGCTGGCTAAATCCGCTGCGACAACACCTGCTGCTTGAGCCGCTTTTGCTCGGTAATTACCTGCGCCTGCTGGGGCTTCAAAGCCATCAGGTCCTAGTGGAATTTTGCCGACTTCAACCGATCTCTCTCGCAGCTCTGGGTCTTTAGCACGCTCCGCAGAAAACTCAGCCAACGCCTCGGCTGGATAGCCGCCTAAGCCAATACCCTCGACTTTTTTCCTGTACCTCTCGGGCACGAGATCGGCAATGAGCTTGCCTAGCTTGGTATCCCCGGCCTTCTCCGGGAGAATTTGCCTGGTTACAGCAGCAACCGGCGATGCCGCGAACATCTGTGCAACTGGAGGCCTATCAGCTTGATAATTATATTTTTGCTGCTGAAAGTCTTCGTAGCTCTTGCCAGATGCTTTGAAGGCTTGCGTAAATATTTTTCCTAGTTCTTCGAGAGTCGGATTGTCGGGTAATTGAGCCATTAGAGAAGCTTTCCTCCCGTAGCACCTGCGCTAAGCAGTAATGCAATCAACTCTTGCTGAGCCTGGCCTTCAGACATCTGCTGCATGGCCTGGGCTTGAGCCGCTTCTTGTTCCTGGGCTTTTTTGTACTGATCCTCAGTGATTCGATTCAAAGCGCCCTCGAACACTGGGCGGGGCGCAAACATGTTTACTGGCGCGCCAACCATCACGTCGCCCAAGGTTGCAGCCATCGCTTTACCCTCTGGCCCAAGCGGTTTCTTAGCAAATCGCAGTTTGTTTGCGGCAGTACCGCCCAGGACCTGGCCGAGGACGGATGCAGTTAGGCCAATGCCAAGATCTTCAGCCGCGACACCTGCGCGTTCTAGTCCGGTAGCTCCCTGCGGAAGCATTGTGGCGCTCAAGCCTGAATACAACACATCAGGCGCATAACGAGCCGCCAGCTGCCCGTAAGCGATTTTGCCCGCTTCGTTGGTTGGAACCAGGATTTGTTTTAGTGCTGGGAGAAGTTTTCCCGCAAGCTGTGTTCCCGCAAACCGCATTACCATTTTTAAGCGTTCATAGGTGGTTGTTCGCCTTCAGATGGCGGGGCTCCTGGAACACCCAACCCGAATGGACCACTGGACCACTGTCCTGCCCACATCATTAATGAGTCCTGAGCTGGCTTGTTATTCCGATCATTCGTAATCGATCCGAATTCGCCTTCGGTCAGAAAGACATCGCCACCGAATCGCCGTGACTTTGCCTTCTGAGGCGACCCCTCTTCATAACCAAATGCTCCAGCAGATGTTTCTTCGCGATCACTTTTACTCTGAATGGCCATGTCAAGCACACGAGCCAATGAGTCCGCACCTCGATCCATGATCTTGAAGCCAGGAGTTCGATCCTGCCAAGTTCTCCAAGAACTCGCCGCCACACGACTATCCGCTAATTACATCAATATTAGCTATTGCTATTTCGAGATTATGTTTTTGTAGAAGTTCGCCTTCTTGACCATTTTGTCTGAATAGTCATCTTTATTGGCAAGCACTTCATTGGCGAACTTTTTACGCTCTTCTGGCGAATCGCCATAGCCTGCCTTAGTTGCAGCAGCAGTAAAAGTACCGCCAGTTCCGCCTTTGCTGGCGGGCTTGCTCATCTTCTTGAATGCTTGGGCGAGTCCTTTGGCCTTCTCTCTTTTCTTGCTCATGAGTGGTAATTAACGAGTGAGGGAACCCAGGAAACGCATGGCACGTTGCCTTGCGCTCTCAATGCCCGAAGGCTGAGTCGTCGTTCGAGCTTGAGGTGCATTTAGAAACTCGCCCATTTCGGGAGGTTGCTCTTTGCGCTCGATTTGCCGTCCTCTCATGACGCCTTGCATGTCTCGCATGGCCTGCTCTTGAATGGCAGGATCTTCGGAACCAAGGTTGAAAGCAACGTCTGAATATGTGGCCTGATCAGTGCCAAGGCTTTCGTCGTATGGAAGTCCAGGCGCTTGCCGCTGGTAGTAGTCGCGAAGCGCTCTTGCAAAACTGGCCTGTTGTCCGGTTACCCCCGTGCCGACATTGCGAGACTCGTCGGCTGCGCGGACAACCCTGACTGGCCCGCCCATCAGGGCACCCTTTGT